TTGCTGTTGGATATGCATCATTACAAGGAATTTTAACATCTGCGGCAAGTGGAACTACTGCAATAGGATATGCGTCATTAGCTAATAATACCTCTGGAACTGGGAATGCGGCATTGGGCTATCAATCAGGAGGTAATCTTACTACAGGAAGTCGAAATTTAGCTATAGGACATAACGCATTATATCAAGCTGATGTTTGTGATGATTCTATTGCAATAGGTTTTGAAGCTTTAGGTGGAACCGATGCTGGGGCAAATAATAAAAATATCGCTATTGGTAATTATGCCTTAGATGCAAATATGACTCACAATGTGCAAAATATTGCTATCGGTTACAATTCATTAACAAACCTAGCTGGAAGTGGAGGTATTTCTAATACATTTGTAGGCAATACTTCTGGAATGAGTTTAACCAATGCAGATTATAATACTGGAGTTGGTGAAGGAGTAATGGGAGAAGCGTCTGGAAATGCAATTACTGGAGAGGGGAATAGTGCGTTGGGAGCATTGGCTGGATACAATTTAGAAGGTATAGCTCATTCAAATACACTTATTGGTTATGGAGCTGGAAATGCCTCAAACGCTATTACAACTGGAATTTCTAATGTATGTATAGGAGATGGAGCAAGTACAAGTTCAGCTACAGCAGATAATCAGATTTCTATAGGAACTGGAGCAGTTGGACAAGCAAACAACTCAGTAACACTTGGTAATGGGTCTGTGACTAAGGTTTATATGTCTTCAGATGGCGATGCTGAAATGTATGCTAATGGGACAATAAACACATCAGATAAAAGGCTCAAGGAAAATATAAATGACTCTGATTTAGGGCTGTCATTTGTTAATGCACTTAGACCTGTTAGCTACAAATTTATTGATGACAAAAAACCAGAAAAATTAAAATATGGTATTATTGCACAAGAAGTACAGGAAGTATTAAAAGAAAGTGGTAATGAAGATTTTGCTGGCATTACAGACAAAGGCGATTATTTAGGTGCTGACTATGTGCAGTTCATAGCTCCATTAATTAAAGCAGTGCAAGAATTAAGTGCAAAAGTAGAAGCATTAGAAAAGAAATAATTAACAAACAAGGAGTCGAAAATGGCTAAAAAAGAAAATCAATCGCCAAAACTAACCCTTAATGATGTTGAATATGATGTCAATAAGGATTTAAATGACGAACAAAAGCAAATGTATTTACATTTAAAAAATATTGATGATAAAATTAACCAAAATAACTTTATTCAACAGCAATTAGCTGTTTCTAGAGATGGGTTTGTAAGGTTAATGGAAGAATCGTTAGCTAAAGACAGTAACGATCATTCACCTCACGATATGGGAGATGAAAACGACTAATGATTGTCAGAAGATGCGTTCAAGATTTTGATATTGTTATTCATTTCAATAATAAGAAAGGAATGACAAAAAAAGTTTTATTATCTGATGGGACTTATACATCAATTACATATCCTGACTCTAAAAAGTTTTTTCTTTGGGTAGATGGAGAAATTATAAAAAAATCTGATTCCTTTAAAACTATTGAAGAAGAGTATGTAAAAGAGTGTTCTAAAAAACATTCTAAGGGTCTTGGACGCATCGACATCGTAAAGCATAAATTAATAAATAATAAAGCAGTACATAGATGAAAAATCCTTTAGCAACATTAGTATCATGGCAAACAAGAACCAGCCAGTTAGATGGATGGACTGCTTATCACATTGGTGCTGGGGCATTCTTATGTAAAATATTTCAATGGTTGCACTGGACAGATTTCTGGTGTGTGATGGGAGTATTTATTATAGGTGTATTATGGGAAATATTTGAATGGTTTATAGAGGGTGATGAAGAGACCTATGGAACTAAAAAAGCATGGGCTTATAATACTATGTCTGATTTAATAGTAGAAACTGGAATTGCATGGTGGATGGTTTTATGAATAAAGTTATTAAAAAATTAAAGAATGGAGATTTTAAAGTTGTTAGTACGAGTTATGATATTTCTGTTGATTATAACAGGGATACCAAATTGCAGTCAAGGATGGGTCGTAGGGAGTCTACCTCTCACACCTCAGGATACAGTTACAAATACAGTTTTTATAGAGATAGTGGATGCTGATTCTACGATGCACTGGTATCATGGAAAAATATATGAATATTCTAATTGGTGCTATAGGCATGATGAATGGGAAGATATAAGGATTAAATGAGTGAAAAACCAGATACAGCTAGAAGTTATCGTGCTACTGTTCTTGATGATAATGCCATTGTTAGCATTAACCTTAAGTGGCTTGGTCAAATTGCAGTTCTTATCGGTATGTTGGTATATGGTTACTGGCAAATTGAAACAAGGATTAGACGACTTGAAGATAGCGTTCTTACTCAAACTGAACAAATTGGGAGCTTACTTGATAAGCACATCGTGGAAGAACGGATTGAGAGAAAAGAGCTGGCAGAAAAAGTAGCATTTTATGAAAAAGAATTTAATATTAATCCCCTTTCATGGGGTAAAAAAAGAGGTAAAAAATAGTGGATACAGCGACATTATTAGAAGCATACGGAACTCTTGGAGCAACTGGAGTAATTTCTTTACTTTTTGGATTTATGATTACAAATCTTATCAAGTCTCAATCAGCTCAAAATGAGGCATTAGATAAAATGGCAGTAGATTTAGCTAAAGCAGAAGGGACAAGTTCTAATGTTGAAGGAATATTGCTTAAGCTATTAGACAGAGTTCAAAGAGATTCAGAATCTCAATCTAATGAAAGAAATAGAAGGCATGAAGCCTTAATGAAAGAAGTGGATGACTTATCAGATAAGATAAGTTATCTGTCAGGAAGAATTAATGGGGGAGGAAAACATTAATGGATAGCTTAAAAGTATCTACTGGAAGTTTTGGTAGCATGGCAATCGTTTTTATGGATTTACTGCCATATTTTTTAGGTATTACAATCGCTGTAATGAATATTATTTATTTATATTATAAAATTAAAAAAATAAAGGAATCATAATGAATATAAAATCAATGTTAGTTAAGTTAGCTGAAGAACAAGCAGAAAAAATGAAATCAGAAGCTATGGGTCATTTAGAGTCAGATGAGTTTTCTGATATGTTAGCAACAAAAATGAATGAAAAAATTAATATACCTTTTGTTAAAGAAGAAAAAGAGCAAAAGTTTTTTGAAGAAATGATGGATGTTGTTACCGATTTATTAGCAGGTGTTTTTAAGGATAAATAATGCCTAAAAAGCGTGATTCGAGATTATCTAGATATGGATTAAAGGGATATAATAAGCCGAAGCGTACTCCTAGTCATCCTAAAAAATCTCATGTTGTTCTTGCAAAAGTTGGAACTAAAGTTAAACTGATTAGATTTGGTCAACAAGGAGCTAAAACAGCAGGTAAACCAAAGAAGGGGGAATCTGCTAGAATGAAAGCAAAACGTAAGTCATTTAAAGCTAGGCATCGTAAGAACATAGCAAGAGGAAAAATGTCAGGCAGTTACTGGGCAAATAAAGTAAAGTGGTAATATTATGAAAGCAAAAGGGGTTAGTTTAGCTGGTTTAAATAAAAAACAAATGACAGCTATGAGGAGACATTCAAAACATCATACAGTAAAGCATATTAAAGCTATGGTAAGGGCAATGAAAAAAGGTAAAACTTTTACTCAGTCACATAAATTAGCTATGAAAAAAGTTGGAAAATGAAAAGAAGAAAAAAATCAACAGTAAATAAAGCAGGTAATTATACAAAACCTGCTATGAGAAAAAGACTTTTTTATAGAATTAAATCAGGAAGCAAAGGTGGCAGAGCAGGTCAATGGTCAGCAAGAAAAGCTCAAATGTTAGCTAGAGCTTATAAAAAAGCTGGAGGAGGTTATAAGTAATGTCATTAAAGTCACCTCAAAAAAGTTTAAAAAAATGGACAAAGCAAAAATGGGGATATGTAACTAAAAGTGATTCAAAAAAACCAAGAAGAAAAAGAGGGCGTTACCTACCTAAAGCAGTTAGGGAAAGTCTCAGTCCCAGTCAAAAGGCTTACACTAACAGAAAAAAAAGAAAAGCCTCTGCTAAAGGTAAGCAAAAAGCAAAATACACTAAAAAAGTAGCAAAAAAAGTAAGGAGAGCATAATGCCAAAAGGAAAAGGATATGGTTTTGGAAAAGCAAAGCCATTAAAAAAACGTAAAATGAAAAAGAAAAAGAAGAAGAAATAATGTATAAATTCGGCAAGCGGAGTCGTGAAAGACTTAAAGGGGTAGATAGTAGATTAATTAATGTTTTAAATGAACTTATTAAAATGATGGATGTTACTATTATTGAAGGACTTCGCTCTGCTGAACGTCAAAAAGAACTTTTGGCTAAAGGAGCAACTAAAGTTAAGTATTCTAAACACATGGAAGGAAAAGCTGTTGACTTAGCACCTTATCCTATAGATTGGGAAAATAGAGATGGATTTTATTATATGGGTGGAATGATTCGTGGTATCGCAAAACAGATGGGTGTAAATATCAGGTTTGGAGGGGACTGGAATAGTGATGGTGATACAAAAGATAATTCTTTTGATGACTTAGTCCATGTAGAGATAAAAGATTAAAAATTGTTAAGAACTTAACATTTAGTATTGCATTAGAAATATTCATGTAGTAACTTAGGAAAGATATGGCTTATTGCACCGAAAGAGATTTAAAAGATGTTTATCCATCAATAGATGAGTTTGATACCAAAACTCCTTTATATGGCTGGGTAGTTCATAGTAGTAGTTTATACAGAGCAGATAATTGTGGTCTTGTCACTCAACTCTTTGCAAATGGACAAGACTTAGGCAATGCTCAAGCAAACAGTGGAGAAGTAAACTCTAATGGGGAATGGTATTATGAATCTACTTTAGATGCTGTTTATTATTATAATAGTGCAACCAATCCAAATGATATGCTTATGGAATCAGGAGATGATTGGGCAACACTAAAAACTCGCTATATCTCAAATGCTGAAAAATACCTTGATTCTAGGTTGGATGGGAGACTACCCAGAAAACAATTCAAAGACAAAGATGGTAATTATGACTATACAATCATTAGAACCACTGCTTTATTGGCTTGTTATTTTTTAATTAGGTCAAATGACCCAACTTCAGAAGTTGCTAATGCTTTATTTGAAGAGGCTGATAGAAATATCCTATCTCTCAATGAAGGCAGTACGAAACTATCATGGCAGGTTACAGGGGATTCTTCTCAAGGTGTTATTAGAGAAGTCTCTGTTAGTGGTAGTTTAAGACTCGTAGATACTAGAGGGCAATACCATGATATATATGATAGAGTTGGTGTAAAGATTACAACAGCAGGTGCTTTAGGGACAGCTAAATACTCAGTATGGTTGAAAGATGGTGACAACTTAGGTGCTGAACGAATGAATAATGGTGAAACAGCAGATTATATAGATACCATAAATGGTCAGTACCAAACTTTAGCTAGTGGAGTAACTGTACGATTTGCAGGAGACACAGCAGATACTGCTACGATTAATGATAAATGGGAAATAGAGTTTTTTGGTAAGAATGAATCTATATTAGAAACAGGATCACCATACTCTATGAGGATGACTCGTAGGTAATGGCAATTACTTTTGTTAATATCTGGGAAACAAAAATTTTGGACACTATTAGAACTTTTCTTAATAATGAGTTTGCAGGTAGTATCCCAATATACACAGGAAATTTTAAGGATATGGGCAATCAGTCTATACGCCTTAATCCAATAGGTTCTGATTTAGTTGAATTTAATATAACATCAGAAACTAGAGAATATATTTTGGATGTATCATATACATTTAAAGAAAAAACAGTAAAAAAAGATACTTGGGAACATATACTTCGTCAAGTATCACACATAGAAGCCCTTTTCCATGATAATATGTCTGGAAGTAGTAATGCTTATTTCAATGGAAGGCTTACATCTTGTCGTATTAATGAAAAGACTGGTGAAGAAAATGAGATAGATGGTCTTAATGTGATGAGATGGGAGTGGAGGGGTATGCACTTAGGAAATATATCTTAAAGTAATAAGGAATAGATATGAAAGTTAAACTAAAAGATAAAAATAATAAATTGCCGAATTGCTGGAAAAAATGTGGATGCTCTTTTGAAGATTGGGAAGAACTTCAAAAAGGTAAAAGCATAGAAGTAAGTAATTTAAATAACCTAGATCATCTATTTGATGTATCTAAATCCAAAAAAGGAGATAAATAATGGCAGTCGTAGGACACGCTTTTTCACCAAAAGAATTTCAAGTATGGATAGCATCTGATGCTACATATGCTGGAACATCTGGTATTCACGCTAGTAATATGTATCAACTTGATGTTGATTCAGTTGGAATGCCATCACTCAATGTAAATCAAGTTCTTGATGTTCGTAGTGGCGTAGGTCGAACTTTAAAAGATGAAGATGTATTTCAAGATAATATACTAAGAGTTGTAGAGATTTCTATATCAGGTACAATGCACAATGATTCTGGTCATAATTTATTATTGCAAAATATATGTAATGATGTAAGTGGAGACATAGCAGTAGCAAGTGGTTTCACACCAGCTACTCAGCTTTATGGAAGTGCAGTAACTAATTCAGCATCAGCATTGACAGTTATAGTGAAATCATCAGATCACTCAAACCAAAGATCATTAGAAATGTCAGGAATGGTTGTGACTAACTTTGCATTATCAGCAGATAGCACAGCAGAAGGTGGTAGATATAAATTTTCTGCAACCTTACAATCTGGAGTAAAGCCAGACCTTAACGAATCTTCAACTGCGGCTGGGAATAATGTATATGCAAACACAACAGATTGTTTTTTAAGTAGTGGAAGTGGAATTAAAGTTTTTAATACAGATGTTATACTTCAAAATTTTACAGCTACAATAGAGAGTCCAGCAGTATTTACTGGGTTTTCATCAACTGGGTATCAACAAGTTAGTAGAGGTGCTGAAACAGCAGTTACAGCCGAAGCAACAGTTAAGTATGATGGCAATACAAAAGGATTTATTAATTCATTTGATACTCAAGCAACTGCATTAAGTGGGAATATGTTTGTAATTACAAATAATAATGCCTTTGGCTTAGATATGCAAAATGGAGTATTAACAGATGTTGCTTATAATGAAGGTGACATAATGATGCTTGATATTGCAATGAAAGCCGTTGATGATGGATCAGATGCTTTAATATCATTTGATGTGAGTAGTTAATGAAATTATCTACAGGTAAAGAAGTTAAATTAAAAGAAATGTCTGTTGATGACATGGATTATTGTAACGACTTACCCCAAATGAGATATGAGGGCAACGAAGTTGTAGCTATCACTAATTTAGCAAAAGCAAGAACTGCTTGGATTCGCAAAGGTGTAGAAGGTGCTGATGATAAATTTATTAAAGCACTTTCTGAAGATGAAAAAAATGAACTATCATTGGCTGTACAAGAACATCAACGCTTGGGGGAGTAGAATCCCTCACTCTAGAAACCAACTTCTTATTAGATAAAAGATGTGAGGGGTGTATGTATCACGAATACCCCTATAAGGCTCAAATTCCTGTCTTAATTGAGGGGAAATATACAAGTCGCACATTTAGATCAAATGATGATGTTTGGGATGTTATTCGGCTAATAATAGACGAAACAAAAGAAGAAAATAAAAAGGGTGGAAGTTTCAATATCGCTAGTTCGGTAATGGCACAACTACCCTTTTTTGCTTGTGTAAATATGATAACAGATATTAAAGCTCAAGAAGATATAGCAAGATTTATGTATGCAAGACAATTTAAAATATCTCCATATCAAGGTAGTTATGGAGATCAACCTAGAAAATGGGTAGAAAAAAGTTTTTTATTAACAGGTTTAATAGAAAGGCAAAAAGCAAAGGCAATAAAAAATGGCACAAAACACAGTAGAAATTAAATTTATTGGTGATAGTAAGGCTCTACGAACTGCTATAGAGAAATTAGATAAGGCAACTAAGTCTTTAATTAATACTCAAGGTAAATTAGAAAATCAAGGTAAAAAAGTAATAGATAATCAAAAAAAGGTAAAAAAAGGTGTATTTGATCTTGCTGATTCTAATAGAATGCTAGGTGGAACATTTGCCGTTTTAAGGTCTAAGGCTCTTTTAGCTGGTTTTGCTATTGCTACAATAGTTAGACCTATTATGAATTTAATAAATACTAGTGCAAAAATTGAGTCTGTATCTAGGGCATTTACTACTTTATCTGGTGGTGTAGATAATTCTTCTATAGCATTAAATAAGCTAGCAAGAGCTACAAATGGTACAATGTCTAGTTTTGATTTATTTAAGCAGGCAAATAATGCAATGATATTAGGAGTTACTAAAAATTCTGATGAAATGGCTAAAATGTTTGATGTTGCTCAAAGATTAGGTAGGGCATTAGGTAGAGACACAGCTAGTTCAGTAGAGTCACTAATAACTGGTATTGGTAGACAATCAAGACTTATGCTTGATAATATTGGTATTATAGTTGATTCTGAAAAGGCTTATGAAAAATATGCAGAAAGCATAGGTACTACAGCCAGCAAACTGACCGATTCTCAAAAGAAACAAGCATTTTTTAATGCGACTATGGAATCTGCACAAGAAAAAGCTGATTCACTAGGTGAAGAAACCTTAACCACTCAAGATAGATTTGCCTTACTTGGTGCTGAATTAGAAGAAACTGGAGCTTCTATAGGAGTAACCTTAACTCCTGCTGTTCTCGCATTGTCTGAAGCATTAAGGGCTGGAGGTGTTGTGGCTAAAGGATTTTTTGACACTATAAATGATGCTTTTGGATTGGTAGAGGAGCCTATTAAAGAATTACCAATAAGAGATGAAATAAATAAATTAACTGGCGATATAAATAACTTAGTTGATTTAGGTTTTGTCGAATTAAATTCTTCAATATCTTTACTTGGTGGTACTATGGGAGCATTACCTATAGAAGAATCTACTTTGCAACTCACTGAAGCAGGTAAGGAATTTTTTACTTCTAGCGAAGAAGTCAATAAAATGCAACAATCTTTAAAAGCATTAAAAATTGAGCTTGAGGGAGACTTTAAACCTGATATTGAAGTTCCTAGTGCAGAAGTAGATTTTTTACCAGATGATTTATTTGAAGGTTTAAAATTTGATGTACTGGATGATTTTATAAAAGAACAAGATGATTTATTTAAACAATCTGAAGATGCTAAAAAAATAATTTTTGCAGAAACAACTGAATTTCAATTACAGGAGTTAAAAAACTTAGAGGATGCTTTTTTGGCATCAAATGTACATAATTTAGAGTCTGAAAAATATTTCGCAGAGCAAAGAGCCTTGATTAACAAGGAAGAAAATGAAGAAAAACTAAAATCAATATCTGAGCAGTCTAATTTAGCATTAAGTTCTTTTAATAATTTAACTGGGTCTATGGAACAAGACCTCAATAAGAGAAAGCAAAATGAATTAAATACTTTAAAAGCAACAACTCGATATCAAAATGCTACAAAT